GTTTATCCTTTTAAGGTATTAATACCTCCATCCGCTACGTGCTAAATAGCAGAAAGTACGTGGCTTTTCAGCCGGACTTAGTGAGTATTACAACCACTCACCAAGGTCGTACCACCGTGGCATAAGAAGATTCTTTCGGATCTTCCGTCCGCGACCTGGCAAAGGAGATTGGTTACCATAGCTAATCTCCGATGCACCGCCACACTCTTTCAGCCTAGCTAGAAAGAGCCCATGATGGTCAGTAATGACCATTGCAGGTCGAAAAAGTAACACTCGCACTACGTAGCCTTCCATCCCGTGTTTCGCGGGACGGAAGACAACGGCCGGATGATCAATGTTCTCGATCAGACCGGCATCTCCGAACCCCTCAGAAATCCGAGGGACGAAGGAGATAGCGTGGGAGAGAAATGTGTAAACATCCAAAAGGCGAGAATCACAACCGCAATAACCATTACGGCGATGAGCAAGCCTTCGAAGATTATTTGCACACTTGAGTACTTCTTCTGTTGCATTAAGGTCCTCCTTAAGGAAGAGTGGTTTGATATCTACCCCATTCCAATAATGCGAACCGCAGGACTCTCGGTAGTAACCAGTAGAGAAACTTTTCTGGTCATTTATCTTGAGCCCGCAGAAATCGCAAAGGTGGTGGAAGATATTTAGGGCTTTAGATGGGATAATGAGATCATCTCCGAAAATAGAAATCGAGGAGAACTCATCATAATTACAGCTAGAGAGATGACACGCCGCGTGGGCAAGAGAGAGAAATACAAGACTCTCCAGCTCAAACGTATAGCCATTTCCCATGCTTGAAAACTTATTGTAATAAGTCTTCTGACCATCTAACAAGGCGAACTTGGATCGTAGCACATCAAGGAATGAGTACCAATCCGTTGGGAGTAACTCCCAGATTAGAGAGGTACTTAGCGTATCAGACGCTGCTGAGAAGTCGATCGTGGCGATTGTGTCGCCACGTGAGGCCTCTTTTGCTAAACTCTGATTACGCTCTTGAGTGTTTAGATCTATGCCGGCAAAACCCTTCAAACGCCTTCGTATAATCACACCTACGCCTTTTTGGAACCAGAGGTTTAATCCTGGCTCAATGGCTATGGTGCGATCCGTCTTAGCGTTCTTAGGGACGGTGATGACTTTGTTTGCGTCGCTTACCTGTGGTTCGGAGATTGCATCCCATAAGGGATATGCAGCCGAGAACCATGGTTTGCAAAACGCATAGAAGTCAGGAGTGACTCCGTGATCATCACGGAATTTCTTTGGTGCAGTGGCTTCGCGACGCTTCACGTTGAGTGAGGCGCCAGGTCCCCAGTTGCAGGCATCTAGAAGAGGTTCGATGTTCTGACGCAGATCTCCAAGAATATCGTGGATTTTCTGGCGAGCCAGGGAAAGCCCCTGAGCCACCACCGGGTCATACGATCCCGGCCACAATATTCGGTGATTCGCGTCTTTGCATCTTGCCTCAGCTTCCCAAAACTTCTTTAAAGCTACGTCTCGAAGATCGTTTCCGGTCTTTAGAAATTTCGCCTTAGAAAGAAAGGAAGTGGCTGCAAGACTATCTCGTGCATCAATCATCGTATTGTAGTCGGTAGGGTTAAACTCAAGAGCTGTAAGCTCTTTGTGTTCCCCAGACCTATACAGTATACTGACAGTCAATGCGCGAGGACAGTCCAAAGCCTCTAGAAAAAGATGAATAAATTCATCTCTGGAATCAGCGCTAAAACGCATCTCGACTCCTTCAATTAAAATTGAGGAAAGACCAACGAGGTATCGTTAATAGATACTTTCGAGGTTCTGGACCGCTGCGGTTGTAATCGCATTGGTCAGAAGGGTATCAGCCAGCTTACGCAAATCGAGACGATTCGTCTCAGACATCGTTTTCGGAAGAACGAATTCGATGTCAACGTAGCCTTCGGCAACCTTCTTGGATGCATCAATGCTATCCATGATCGGAATAGCGATGCGCTGCTTCACGCGGGCAACCGTTCCGCCATTCTTCGGCAGCGAAACCTTCTGGGTCAGTCGCCAACGCGCGTCATAGACGGTGTTGGTAACGTACCATTGGGCGACGCCGTTCGAATCAATGGCAGTGGGATTGAAAACCACGTTTGCTGCAGCATTGTTCTGCAGCGTGACAGATGCAAAAGCACTCATGTCAATTTCTCCTAAAGGAAGTTAAAAGGGCTAAGGCATTGGCTGTGTGTTCGCTACTAAAAGGATTTTTCATGCGAGGCAACGGCGGCTTAGGAAGGTTTCCCGTTTGAACACTTCTGTTCACGTAGATCTTTTCGATGCCGGCGCTAGCTGAGCCTGAGTTCCAAACATAGCGATTGTTATAGTCGATGCCTCCAAATGTACGAGTGAAGAGAATTGATTCTCGAATGAAAACTGTTCGATGCCAACTCTCAACGTAGATACCGTCTAGGGCAGATAACCTGTTCAATGCATTACCAATTGGCAAGAGCCAATCAATAACGAACGAAAAAGGTATAACTTCCCAGGCGAGAACGGATGGATTTGTCATTCCCATCTGTGCTAAAGCACGTAGTCCTGCGTTATCAACACGCAAACGTGCCTTGTATCTGACGGTAACTTTCCAAGCTGTCTGGACGGAGTCGGAGAACGTCGGCATATCATTACGATACGTCGAACTGTTCTTTGTAATCCCGTTTAGAGTAGCTGTACGGATAACGTCAAAAGTGAGATCACTGTTCTTATCAAACTGCTCGATAGCAGCGTTCACGTCCGACAACAAAGGACGGAGAGCATACTGCACTTCGAGCCAAAGATCAGAGATCGATTTAGGCCTAATCGACGATCCTATCATTCCTGATAGGGTTCGAAGATCGCCTTGCCTAACCGCCCGCAAAATACTAGCAATTCTAACGATGTTAGATGCAATGAATTGAGCGGTCTGGCCAGCAGTACCTAAGGCAACCAAACAATTTGGGCCACAGTTCGCTACGCCGTCGTAAAGACGGTTTAGCGCCTTGTAGTCACAGTCGTTAATTGCTGATTGGTAACTTGATGGCACAATAGGTGGTAACGTAAAGTCCGGAGCCAATGTTCCTATAGCGCGTAAGCGCGTGTAGGAATACAAGGTTGAAGACCATAAATCACCACTAATCCCGCAGACAACAGTAGGGTTCTGTCTATCGTATCCAGTAGTTCGACCACTGGACTGACGGAAAAGAATCCGAGCACTGTTATAAGTGAGATTGTTAGGCACGAGACTAGGCGTCCTCATCGTACATTGAGGAAACCGAGCCTTCTTAGGGGCGTAGATCGGCACGTTTTTAACAACAAGAGGGAACTTCATCCTCTTGATAGTAAACGTAACGGTCTTCCAAGTGATGTGAGGAACCATTTTGGTAACCAACGGGAATTTCCTGTAGGTCCTTAACAATTTCCCACGCTTGTATATCTTGATCAGTCGGCCTGGTTTTGAACGATCACGGTAAGTGATCTGAACCATGTCTAAGATCTTGATACGCCTCTTATAGGTTTTGGACTCAAAAACCTTTTTAGCTTTCTTATCGCGATAGCGTATGAGCTTCCAGCCGATTATTCGTCTGGATGGCTTCGACGCATTTCTCACGCTAGTATAGGAGTTGCTACCCGCACGATACAAATAAACCTGCTTCTCGTTCGATGAAGAGACGGTGTAGTTTCGGTCGTAGGTTAAACGACTTTGACCAACACCGCCACCCCCCATCGAATCGGAAGTTAAGGTTATAAATGTACCGTAAGGCATGTAAACTCCTTATAGGATCAAATTACGCGAAAGCGAAACCTAGGATGACAAATCCTAAGTTAGGTCACCCGGG